TGGGCTAGAAAAAGAAGAGGTCGTAACAAAGAATAGTGTGAAAGATTCAGATAAAGTAAGCGATCAGTGGATTTTCTCTTCGGAAAAAATCATAATTTCGAATGGGAAAATCTTTTCCAGTAAAGCGAGCTGGAAAAACAATCAGCCAAAGCTTGACAAGTACTCAAAAGTCATCGACACTCCTGACTTCTGGGAAGAATCTGAACATTTTCATATTTTAAAAGATGAACGACCAAACTGGAACAGCGCAAAAAATTCCCTCTCTCCGCGATGAGAGAGGTCTAATCAAGAACGTTAATCATATCTTTAAAAAGGACGGAACCGTGGATTGGCGTGCGATGGTCAATCCCGCGCACCTTTATCCAAATAAAGACTGGTTTGCTCGCAGAAACGCAGCAGTCCCAGAATCATCTGAAGGTCTACGCGACGATCAGCTTTTAATTAAGTTGGCTGGAATCAAAGAAGTCGCAAAGCTTCGTGGATTCAATAGAGTAGCCTTTAACTTCCCAAAGCTTGATAATGATTATGTAGTTGCCACTTGCCAAATTGACTGGATCGAAAATTTTGAAACATCATTCGATCCAAATGCATTTACTATGATTGCCTCGATGGACGTAGCGAACGCGACTTCTGAAAACACAGATGGATTTGGGCAAAAGTTTCTAGAGACTATCGCTGCGAACCGAGCTTTCGTTCGCACTGTTCGTAATTATCTTGGTATTCATATCGTTGGTGAAGACGAAATCGCCAAGGGTAATGGTACAAAAGCTCAAATTAACGAAGGTTCAGCCGACGTTTCTCCCCAAGGTATTTTAGCAAAGAAATTTGCAGATTCGCCTCATTGCAATTCTGGAACTGAATGGTCTGATTTTAAAGAATGGCTTAGACAGCTTTGGAAACAAGAAGCCTATCGAAACGAGTCTGCAAAAGAATGGAAATCTTGGAGCGATGTCCCTGCAAAGGAAGCTCGTACTCTTCTAAAGTTCATCAAGCAGACCAATGACTAAAAGAATTACTAGTGCCACAGAGCTTCGCCAAGCATTAGAAATAATGAAAAAAGGCGAAAGGTTGACTAAGGTTATCAGTCAGCAAAAACATATTGCAGGAGACTGGAATCTTGATCATTTGCAAGATCAGTTAATCCAGCTTCTTTTAGTTTTTAAACAGAATGCGGTAATTTTTATTAACTACGAAACTAACAAGCAGCCAGTTTCTCTTTTTGCTGGAATGATCACAGAGGACTGGGCTTGTGGTAAGCTTGGGCTTAATGAAATTGCATGGGTTACTGTTGACAAGTCCCAACTTGGCGGCGTAAAAGTTCTACAGGCTGTAGAAAACCTTATCAAAGAATTAAATATAGATTTTCTATCTTGCAATTATATGTGCAATGGTGGAGATCCAAGAGTGCAAGCTTTTTATTTAAATAATGGGTTTAGATTGGATACACTTACTTTTGTAAAGAATTACAAATAATTCCTAACCCAATTTTTTTCCTTTTTAGGCTTTACTAAAACTGTAAAGCCTTTTACCTTATTTTACTTTTATGAAAAAAACAATGTCTGTTAAGAAGAGAAGCGGAGAAGTCGTAAAGTTCGATGCTGACAAGATTAATAAAGTCTTGGCTTGGGCTTGCGAAGACATTCCAGACACCTCCTTTGAGGAGGTTGCGATGAACGCTAATCTTTCATTCTTTGACGGTATTTCTTCAAAGGATATCCACAATACCCTTATTGAAGCTGCCGCAGGCTTGATTTCGGAAGAAAAGCCTCAATATCAATACGTTGCGTCTAAGCTTCTTAACTTTCAGCTTAGAAAGGAAGTCTGGGGAGGAAAGAACGCCCCAAAACTTATTGATTTTGTCAAGGAGAATATCAAACTAAACGTTTATGATCCAGATATTTTAAATTGGTATGACGAGCGCGAGTTCCATAAGCTCGACGAGTTCCTGCGCCATAATAATGATTTTAATTTCACCTATGCTGGCATTAAGCAGCTTTGTGAGAAATATCTGGTTCAAAATAGAACCACAAAGAAAATCTACGAGACTCCGCAGTTCGCTTATATGCTTATTGCTATGACATTCTTCAAGAGTTATAAGAACGACAGAATCAATTATATTAAAAAGGCTTATAACTACTTCAGCCAGCACAAGATTAATTTGCCAACTCCAATTATGGCAGGGGTCCGCACAACGCTGAAGTCATATGCGTCTTGCGCCCTGTTTACTGTAGATGATGCTCTTGGTTCAATCTTTGCAAACAATAGCGCAATTGGCTTCGCTACTGGAAGTCGCTATGGCATTGGCATTAATGCTAGCCGTATTCGCGCCGTCAATAGCCCAGTAAAGGGCGGCATGGTCAGTCATACCGGCCCAGTGCCGTTCTTGAAGATGTTTGAGTCTACAGTAAAAAGCTGCCATCAAAATGGAATCCGAGGCGGATCTGCAACAGTTAACGTAGCTTGGTTCCATCACGATATCGAAGATATTCTTGTTCTAAAGAACAATGCTGGCACAGACGACAATCGCGTTCGCAAGCTCGATTACTGCATTGGCTTTGATCGCCTGTTTTATGATCGCGCAATGGCAAACAAGAATGTTACTCTGTTTTCATATCACGAAGTTCCTGAGCTTTGGAACAATTTCGGAATGCCAGAGTTTAAGGAGCTTTACGAAGCCGCAGAGAACAATCCCAAGATCAAGTTCAAAAAGATCGTAAACGCCAGAGAGCTTCTGTTTCTCTTCTCAAAGGAGCGTGTAGAGACTGGACGTATTTACGCGATGAATGTAGACCATGCAAACTCTCATGGCGCTTGGCTAGAACAAGTCGATACATCGAATCTTTGCCTTGAAGTAAATCATCCCTTGAAGGCAATCAATGATGTTAATGATCCAAATGGCGAAATCGGCGTCTGCATTCTTTCTGCCGTTAATCTAGTAGAAGTTTCAGAAAACGAAATGGAATCAGTCTGCGATGTCATCGTGAGAATGCTTGACGAGCTTATTGATCACCAAGATTATTTCGTTCCTGCCGCAGCAAACTTCGCAAAGAATCGCCGCAGTCTTGGCGTTGGCGTAACAAATCTCGCCGCTTACTTTGCCAAGAATAAGATTAAGTATTTTGACAAGCAGGCGCCAAATAAGGCCGCTGCCATAATGGAGCTTGTCAGCTACAATCTTATCAAGGCTTCCGTTGGTTTGGCAAAAGAAAAAGGCACTTGCGCCAAATTTAATCTCACTAAATATTCAAAGGGCATCCTTCCTATCGACAATTACTGCAAGAGCGTCGATGAGTTTGTAAAGGAAAAGCTCCATTGTGATTGGGAGGCTCTTCGTCAAGATATCAAGCAATACGGAATGCGCCATAGCACTCTGACCGCTTTGATGCCCGTAGAGTCAAGCTCTGTGATTCAATCATCGACTAACGGCATTGAGCCTCCACGCTCTCTTATCTCCTTCAAGAGATCAAAGGCTGGCGTAATGCCCGTTGTTGTCCCCGCTATCGATAAGCACAAGGATGACTATACTTTGGCATTTGAAATGCCCACCAACGAAGGGTATCTCAAGGTAGTCGCCGCTCTTCAGAAATTCGTTGACATGAGCATCTCAACGAATCTTTATTACAATACTACCAGATATCCAAACAAAATTCCTCCTCAGACCGAGCTTGTAAAGGATATTCTGCTTGCTTATAAGTACGGGATCAAGAATCTCTATTACACAAATACGTTTGATGGGGACACTCAGACAGTTCTGCACACCAAAAAAGAAGTACAACAACCACAACCACAATCAGAACCGCAAGAAGAAACCGAAGGATGTGCCGGTGGAGCTTGCACATTATAAACATGAACTTTAATAATCTATCAAAAATAAGCATAGCGACAAAACGCCAATGGCTTATAAAAAAAGGATATAAGTCTGCTATTACTGCCGACAATGATTATATTAATAAACTTTTTGAACTTTATGTTCCTACATGGGCTTTAGAAGCAGAAAAGTTTAAAAAGCAAAATAAGAAAAATAAAAATAAATATTCTGGAGCTTCTCCTAAAGAATGGGCCTCATGGGGAGGGACAAATAGACCACATCACTCAGGTGGACGAAAGCGCAATACCAGAAACTATATCTAATAAAAATGAAAACTGTTCTTAACACCGTTAATCTAGATTCGCTCAAGCAGCCGCTTTTCCTCGGAGAAGACTTGGCTATCCAGCGATATGATCGCCTCAAGTATCCTAAGTTTTACGAACTGTACGACCAGCAGATTAATTTTTTCTGGCGTCCACAAGAGGTGAATCTTACAAAGGATGCCGCCGATTACAAAACCCTTTCTCCAGAAGAGAAGTTCGTGTTTGATAGTAACTTGCGATTCCAAACAATGACAGACTCAATGCTGTCTCGCAGCATTAATTCGCTCTCGGATTACGTAAGTAACCCAGAGCTTGAGATCTGCATGAATGTTTGGTCTTTCTTTGAAACTATCCATAGCAACAGCTACACATACATTCTACAGAACATTCATCCAGACGCTACCAAATTTTTTGATTCGATTTTGGAAGATAAGGAAATTGTAAAGAGGGCTCAAGCTATCTCTAGCCGTTATGACGCCCTACTTAACACAAAGAGTGATGATCCAAAGCAGCAGATATTTGAGGCTCTTCTTGCAACCCAGATCACTGAGGGTGTAACCTTTTACGTTTCCTTTGCCTGCTCTTTCTATTTTGGCTACCGTGGAAAGATGGAGGGCAACGCCAAGATCATTAATCTTATTTCCCGTGACGAAAATCTTCACGTTGCTATCACTCAAAATATCCTAAAAGCTCTTCGTGACCAACCAAAGGAAGGCTTCCAAGACATTATCAAAAAGAACGAAGATAAGATCTATGAAGCTTATAGAATGGCTGTTGAGTCCGAAAAGGAATGGGCTGATTATCTTTTCTCAAAGGGTAGTCTAATTGGTCTCACTGCTGATTCTTTAAAGCGTTACGTTGAATGGCTTGCTGATAATAGACTTACTTCAATGGGTTATAAAAAGATTTATAATGTCAAGGGTAACCCCCTTGCTGGCTGGCTAGACAGCTTCTACGACAGCAAAAAGATCCAAGTAGCACCTCAAGAGACAGAAATCTCTTCTTATGTCAAAGGTGTTGACAATAAGATTGACGAATCTGTCTTTGATATGAAGTTCTAATTAGAGGCTAAGTAAATTACCTCTAGGGTCGAGCCATTCAGATTCATCTCTGACTAGCTCGGCCCTTTCGTTTGCCCTAATAATAGAGACGAGTCTTCCATTGGCTTCTTCAACATAAAGAGTGCTTTCGTTGCGTCTGCTTAAAATAGTAACTTTTGACCCTTCTGGAACATCAGAAGGCAATATTAATGTTGAGTCACTTGTTAAGGATACTAAAACAAGCGAATTTAAATAAGAAACTGGTAATTGAGTTTTTACTTCAACTCTTTTAACCTTGCCATTTAACCCACTCACAGTTCTGCCATTATAAATAAATTCAACTCCAAGAATTGCAGATTCTGAACCTATGGTAGTCCAATTTACATTTGATCCTGGATCACGAATTTGATATTTTCTACCTCTGATTAAGGAGGCTTGAGCATGAATATTTATTAAATTATTTTCGCCTCTGCCTCCATCCATAGAAAGCCTGTTAGATACTGAAGGGGCTACGAAGTTTGGTTCCGCCTCCAAATACCCACTGACTACATTTGACATTTCTCCTTCTCCAAAGTCATCCCAAGGTCTAAATCTAAAGTAATACCATACTCCAGTTTGCAATCCTGCTCCTAATGTAATTGTATTAGAATAGCCTCTTGTTTTATCAAGAGGCATATACATAAACATATTAGATAAAGTTGGAGAAACATCAGGAGTGAAACCAACAGAATCTCCTGTAAATATATCAACCCCATACACATCTTTATTTGATGTCGCCGCATAGCAATTGAATATTATTTCGCCTTTGGATATATTTTCAGTTAGCGTTGTCAAAGCTATTCCAGAAAATCCTGTAGTATTTGGGGTAGTTATTTGGCTTAAATTAGCAATTCCAAGTGGATTATTTTTTGTTCTTGGTACGGTTCTGGGCTCGTTATTTCCTCCAATAACATTATTTATATAGTGTTGTTCTGCCCAAACTGCAAGCGGGATAGAAGGATTGATTACCTCCCTATAGTGTTTGATTAAATCATCGTAAGCATAAGCGTAGGCTTCGTAATCAGGCTCACCTGTACCTCTAAAATTTATTCCAATTCCTCGTCTTGTTGCTGACGCCGTTGTGCCAGTTCCATTATATCCTGTTGCGCTTAAGAAAGCTCCAGAAATATCTTGGAAATATATTTCTCTTGATTCATCTTCGCTTCTTAACAAATAAGTTGTCCCACCAGTCCAATTTCTTAAACCAGATCCAGATATTATACCAGTAGTACTCGCATTCTGAGGATTCCAAAGAGCAATTCCAGTAAATGTACTATTACCGTAATATCCAGAAAGTATATAATAAGGAGAATTTTGATAAGAATCTATAACCTCAATATTTGTATATTGTGGGAGAATGTTATATGCAAAAAATGTTCCAGTTTTTGTAAGATTAGTGTTATCCGTGACTGTTACTCTAAGACCAACGTATCTTTTAGCTTCTACGTCTCTTGGATTATCTTTTTCTCTGCTAAAAAGCTGCGCGTTTCTTCTCTTTGTCAAAGTATAAGAGAATCCTTGATATTCTTTGATTTCGTCAACAATGTTACCAGCTTCATCTAAAACGTGAAGAGTTACCTTTGGAGGTAAATCCATAAATGGATTTTCAAGCATTTGCTCGACGCTGCCTATAACACCTCCAGTTGGATCAATATATTTCCAAAGAAATGTCACATCTGATGATGTAAAATTACCTGCGCCTCTGCCAGAATGAGTATTCTGATAAGTTAAAAGATAATATAAACTGTTTACATCTGCCGTATCAATGGTTAATCCGCTTGGTATTGTTGAAGTTAAATTAGCGCCTCCAATAGATAAAGTTGGCGATGGTAAAACCATTACCCCTGTTTGTACAGGATCTGTAGAAAGAAGTTTGTATTGAACCCCTTGAGAGTAAACATTTATATCGTAAAGACCATAAATTCCACTTATTGGAACTGTTAATGCAGTAGTTCCAGATGGAACTGAATAAGCTTGGGTGATTGAATCAGATTCATTCGCCGTCGAATAGTCTGGTTTGCTGATATATACTTTATATCCTGTTATTGGGCTTGTGCTAGCATTCCAAGTAAAATATAAACCTGTTTCACCATAAATTCCGGTAGAGGTTATCGCGCTTGGCCGCTCAGGCTTAATAACTACATCATACGGACCCCTGACATAATAACTTGGAGAGGTATCAACAATATCTTTTTCTATAAAATCTTCTTTGCTGGGTATATATTCAATGCCGACTACGCCATACTGATTAGACTCTTCCTCTTTTGTCGAAATTGTTTTGTACAATTTTGGTTCGACGCCAGAACCGCTTAATACATAAAGAGAACCTTCTTGAATTAAATTAAGATTTCTAGGATCAGTGTCTACAGATAAATTATAAAATCCTCTTGGATAGCCTGTTCCATAAATAAGTCCACTATAACCAATGCCATTAGCTTCTGCTAATGTTCTTAAGTCAGTTTGGCCCAGCGTACCACCTCCTACATAAACCTCTAGCCCTAAAGATCTAAATGCATTTGATACATGTGTTGAGGTTAATGGAGTATCTAGATAAATTTTCTCTGAGCCATAAAAATTTTTAGGCAATCCTACTGTATAAAAACCAAGGTTATTGCCTAAACTCCATTTTGATTTTGCCGCACTATTTCCATCATAATCGTTGGCAAAATCACTGACTGAAGATGTATGAGCTTTTGTGCAAATATACGGAACTGATTCTACTTTTACAATATCACCCACTGAATAGGCTCTTCCCTTTGCCCATCCAAGATGGCTTGATTCATTTCTGTTTCCAAAGTCTGCTTGAACAAAAGTATAGTATGGCCTTAGTCTGCTAAATGCCAAAAGATCTCTGTATGTAAATAAAATATTTCCATATTCACCTATAGTTTTTGACGCCCTTTCTAAAACTCTATATCCTCCTTTAATTAATGCACAGGCATAGCCATAATTATTTACATCAGAGCTAGTATTATCTTTACCTATTTTAAATATTTCTGTAGCTGCAAAAGATGCCCAAGTTGAATTTGGCACGAATTGATTGTTTACCGGCGTTCCTCTTGTGAACGCGATAACCACATCTCCATTACTTGCGCTATCA